GCCCGTCTCCGTCGGTCTCAGGGGTGCTATGGGCGCAGGTCCGGCAGCTCACCGCGGGCGCCTCTGTGCCGTAGCATTGATCCTTAAACCGGCAGAATTTGCAGGTAAACCCGGCTGCGCTGTCAGCAATCGTCACCGCGGGTTCCGGCGCCTTGATGATGCGCTCGGCACGCTGGATCGACCGATCAAATTCATCCTGGTCAAACTCAATGCGCTCGCTATAAATGTCGTCGGTGTCTTTATTGACCATCAAATACATGCCGCGAGTAAGTTTTGCCCAGCCCATATATACTTGCATCTGCGCGTAATGCTGCGGCTTGGACTTCTTTACCCCATTTTTCGACATCGCGGCAAACGACTTGGCGTTTGCGGTCTTAAATTCCAGCAAATGCGGCGTTTTGGGCGCTTCCAACAAGCCCAGGCCAACACCATCAAGACTACCGGCGAAATGCCCGCCTACGGCCTTGTATCGCCATTGGTTGCCATCTGCGTCCTTGTCCCACACCTCTACACCAATATTCCGCAGATCCGCTATCAGGCGCGGTTCCTGGTGGTTGCCGCTGTCAAACAGGCGCAGCATCCGACCGTCAAAATCTGCCGGTTTTGCCCACCGGAATGATAACCACAGGTATCTGTCGCATTCGTGGCCAATCTCAGATGCGCCTAAATGCGGGCGGCCCTGCCGGTCGGCGGTCTGCTCGTAATGCTTGAAAATGGCGGTTCTGGTGCTGTTTTGCGGTTCTGGCAATTGCGTCATCATTCTCCCCTTTTCATTGCCTTGTCTATACCAACGCTCAACTCACGATCTCCGTCTGCGGCTCCTACATACCAAGTGCCATCTTTTCCGTTATGTTTTTTTCGTAACCACCGATACCTTTCCACATCCTTGCAAACTTTGGAAAGCTGGTTCTCAAGATATTTAATTTTCATTTCAAGCAGTGATTTGTTCATACATCCTCCGATGACGCCAGGGCGTTGCCGCCCCAGCGGGTTGATTACTTACGAGCTGCCCAAGGTGCTGCCGGTGCAACCTTGCCGGTCGCAAAGCCTGCCGGTGCCGCGGGTTTGGCTTTCGGCGCCGGTGCGCTGACTTGGCTGTAACCTTTGATCCGGTTGGTCTGCTGGCCTGACATCGGGTTGAGTTCCTGGATCACATCAATTACTAACAGCGCGTCGTGCAGCTCCTCGCTGTCCTGCGGCACAAGGATCCCGACGCAGTGACAGATGGCCGACAGCTCGCGCTCCGCAATGCTCACCGCGGTCGCGTTGGGGTTGACCAGGTTGAGTCTCGACCAGAGCTTGCGCCCTTCATGCTGGCCACCGACAACGGTGAAGGTCAGTTGCAAATACTGGCCGGTCCCTGCTTTAGTGTCTTTCATCTCTGATTCCGAGATAATTGCTTCGTACCTGCCGGGCGGCAGGGCGTCAAACGACTGTTGCGGTTCTACATTTTCAGCATTAAAATTTAAAGCGGCCATGATTACTTTCCTTTAGGTTGGTTGGTTGGTGCGGTTGTGGTCGTCATTGCGTCTGCCAAGGATGACCAGTCCAGCGGCAGTGATTCGGGTAACGAGTAACGGTTTTTTGCAAGGTAGGCAGGTTTTTCAGACGTATGCAGCAGGCGCTCTCCGGTGCTAATGCCGCGACTTACTTTGTTGTTGAATCCTACATCGGCTGATTTAACGATCGTCTTGTAATTGGCAAAGCCAACGATGTCGCACCACTCCTGCACCAGGGCGCTGCTGCGGGCTTGCAGCTTGGGCTGGTAACGTTCATACGGCTCGACTTCTGGCGAGTCAAACCGCTTAATCTCGCAGTGCGCCAGCAAGATAGACGCCATGCCCATAGCGCGCAGGGAGTTCAAATCTTCAAGCACCTTGCGCCACAAGTCGGCGGCAATCACGGCGCCTTTTCCAAATGCAAGGTCTTTTGCCTCGTATTGGCCGTTGATCTGTTCCCAAATCAGGTTGTCGAGCCAGTCGAGGCTGTCTATCACCACGGTCAAAAAGTCGTGCGTGCCTTTCAAAGATGACAGTGCCTCCTGCACATCTTTAAGACTTTTGGCCACTGGGAAGTGGTCAACCTCCAGCCGGCCAAGTCCGTCCTCGGTCAGGATGAAGATCGGTGCCGGTGCGCTGGCGCCAAACGTGGTCTTGCCGAGGCCGTGAGGACCGTAGACCATGATGCGCGGTGGCGCTATCGTGGTGTTGCGGGATATTGCTTGTAAATTGATAGCCATGATTCCTCCAATTAAATTGAAAACAACAAAACGATAAATACCCAAAATGCCGCAACAGTTGCTACTGTTGCAAAACAACTAAAAATAATTTGTTTCATATCTGCCCCCGATCGTTGGCCATGTCTTGCGCCAGCTCCTCAACCATGTCGGTGTCGGCATAATGATTCCTCAGCATTCCTTCGACTTGGGTATACAGGCGCTCGATGCGGGGTTGCAATGCTTGTTTGTTAGTGCTCAAGACTGCGACCACAAGCTCGTATGCAAAGCTGCTGTCAAGGTTGTCGGCAATGAACTCGTAGAGATCGACTTGTGCCCGACCGCGGCTAGGGTAGCGACCGTAATCCATCGTTGCTTCAACGATGTCGGTAAGTGCGTCGGCGCGGTCGCGCTCGGTGACTGTCGTTTGCTTGCGGTTCAGCGGGTAGCAACGCGGGCAATCTTCGGATCCGCAGTTGCAGCGTTCAGGGGCGCTCATGCTGCCACCGCCAGTTCGACAACCGCTTGCACCGAGAACTGGGCGGTGAATTTCGACACCGCTATGTCTCGCTGGGCGGGTGTCAGACTCAATTGATCTTTGTCTGCGTTGCCCCACGTTTCTGTTTTTGTTGCAGCAATCAAAAACCAATCAGATGCTCCGCGTTCAATGCCATACGCGGTCACGATGCGCGAATATTTATACGCGGTCGGCACGCTGCCGCCGGACATGCCAGATGCTTTTGCACCGCTGCGATCTTTTTTAGGAATGCCGAATTTTTCCAGCTTCATTTCCATCATTTCGGCTAACTCAAAAATGTGTTTGTCGTGCGCGGTATGAGACAAAGACTTGCCGTTGATCTCGCCCAGCAAGACGTTGATGGCGCGGCGGTTTGCTTCTACGATTTTGATTTTCATTTTAGTTCCTTTAGATAGGTAGGTAGGATGGGTGCGCCCCCGAGGGAACGGTTTGTTACGCTGCGAATTTCTTTTCCCAGGCTATATCGTCGGCCTGACCATACTGTTGATACGCTTTTGAACCGTAAACCGGACGATCTTCGCGCCAAAATTGGGTGTCGATTACGCCAGCTTTTTTGATGCGGTCCAACAATTTACGGGCGGTTGCATAAGCCTCTTTGCGAGTATCTTCAAAATGCACTTCGCCTTCTTCGTCATCAAATGATTTTTTAGCGCCGTTAAAACCGCCGATGGTATAACGATTTCCGTCGGCATCTTCGGCGCAGATATGATAACGGTAAGCAATGTATTCGTCGCCGTCAACGGTAAACCCGGCTGAGTAAAGATTGGAAGCGACTTTAATGTTGAGATTGTTGGTTGCGATTTTCATTTTGTTTCCTTTAGGTTGGTCGGTTGTTTTGCTGCACCTGCTGAAACGGATAGTGCCTACATGTTTACTCGGTGTCAACAACAATATTTAAATTATTTGTGGTATTGTGCGATTCTTGTCGTTTAGTCAACTGGGAGGGTTTGTGTACATAATGGTGAAAGATGCGGCAGCAAGGCTAAAAGTTAGCCGACAATGGGTTAATACCTTGATAAATAACGGGAAAATCTCTACTGCTATCCTGGCCGGTCGGCGCGTTGTCATTGCTGACAAGGCGTTTTTGGCTATGGAGCGAGGGCGACGGAAGGTGGGGAAGTCAGAAAAATCTATTGCTTAAGCTATGAATCCGCATTTTGATAGCGAGGCCGAGCTGCAACAGGCGCTGACAGCATGGTTTACAAAGCTGGAATTGCCGTTTCGCAGGCATCCCACGATTGCTGGTGGTAGCGTGCCGGATTTCGGTTTGCTGTTTGACGATACGCCGTGGGGCTTGATCGAAGTCAAAAAGGATCTGGACTATGCCACCTTCAGCGTAAAGGATGCCGCCGATTATTTTGAGCAATGCTTGAAGTATAGAATTACAACCGATTTGCCGGTTTTTTTAGGACCGTTTTTTGTGCGGCGCCTAAGTCTTTCTCGGTTCTTTTCCGGTGGGGCACAGGCCAGCGCGGTTGCTTCGTTTTCAGCAATTGCAGGTAGGCTCGATGTTGGTCTGTTTTTTGTGCAACAGGATATTGATGGAGATGCTTTGTCCTGGTCCGGTCTGGCGCTGACAATGCGCCAACAACGGGTTGGCCAGTGGAATAAATGGTATAGGCATAGCGATGTTTGGCCGCACGAAAAAATCAAGATGGTTGGATTGAACAACGCTGCATCTAAAAAAGTGAGGGAATAATGATGACTGACACAGCGGCGGCGCCATCTGCCGATATTATTTTGCAAGGGTTGGCGATCGTCAGGCCAGCGGGCAATTTGCTGCTGGTGGCAATTTGCCCAAGAAAAGCAGAGCCGATCCACGGTCGCGGTTTTACGATGCCGGAAGAATCCCAAGCGGCGGCAGATTGGGCGCTGGATTTGAATATTCGATTACGCATGAACCTGTATTTTACTGTCAACGTCACGCCACAACGCCACAAGAAGGCCGCAAAAACAGATATGACACAGGCAGTCAGCTTTTGGTCAGACTGCGATCCACAAGTGTTTAAGCATGGCGGTTACGAAAAGGCGCGAGATTACCTGCTATCTAACACGGTGCCAGCACTGCAAGGCAAGGCAACTTATGCAATTGACAGCGGCAACGGCATTTCCCCATTTTTTGAATTACGAGATCCGCTTCAGATTAAGGGCGACTTTGACAGTTACGAGGCATTGAATGACCAAGTTGGCAGGGTTTGGTCCGGCGCCACAACGCATAACTGCGATCGGGTGATGCGGTTACCCGGCACATGGAATTACCCGAACGACGCCAAAATAGCAAAAGGCTACCCTAGCGAGCCTGGATTGGCGCGGCTGCTGTTTACAGGTGGGCCCACCTATACGATGGATGGCATCCGCGAGATGGTGCGCCGAAGGGATATGGATAATCGTTTCTGGAATTTCCTTACCAGCTCGCCCGCGGTTGCCGCCCGGTATTCTGGATCTGTTGATGGGTTGTCCGATCAATCCGGCAGCGCGATGGATTTCAGCATGGTGTCGATGCTGAAGCTGGGTGGATTCCAAAAGGAAGAAGCCCGCGAGCTGCTGGCGAATTGGCAACACGGCAGCACGACAGAGCAGCGCAAAGGGGACCGCTATTGGGAACGGTGCTGGGAGAGGACGACGCCCGATAGCAGTTTTAGTAAGTCAGGCACCAGCTCCGCACCAGATAAAACAATTACCGCTGAAAACCATCCGTTTGCCAATTTCCTGCCGTATGCGCTCGGCAACCTTGATCCTGACGAGTTTATTTTCGACGACATCCTGATTGCTGGCGTGACGTTGTTGGCCGGGTTCACTGGAATCGGCAAGACCACCGCGCTGGTGCCGTTGATGACCAGGGCGGCGCATCTGTGCGAGGCCGACGACGCGCTGCGGCCGCTGTTACGGCGCCGGGTGATCTACGTCAGCGAAGATCCGAAACAGGTGGTGCGGGTGCTGACCTCGATGCGGGTGGCCGGCGAGCTAACGGCAACCGACTCCGAAATCAGCGAATGGTTCAAGATCGTGCCAGCAAAGCGCATGGATGCCGCTTCCATTGTCAAAGTGCGGGAAATATACCAGGCGATGGTTTATCGCAATGTTTCTAAGGAATCCGGCGTTTCTTACGACGCGCTGCCGATCGTGGTCCTGGACACCAGCAACGCGACTATTGAGCTGGAGAATGAAAGCGACAACAGCGAAGTCGGCAAGGCCGTGTCTACGCTCAAGAGCGAGCTGGGCGGCATTCCGCTGATTATTGTGGCGCACTTGGCTAAAACCCTGAAAAAGGCCGACATCAGCGACATGACCAGCCGCGGCGCCGGCGCCTGGGAGGGCGACGTTAATCAGGTGCTCTACATGACCAAAGAGGATGATGGCGCCAGGTGGCTGGACGTTGCCCAGGCCAAGCACAGGTTTGTGACAAAGGCAGACGGAATTGTTTTTCGCGCAGTCGGATCCGAAATAAAGGGTCGGGATGTCCTGGGCAACGAAAAGGACATATTCCTGATGCACTGCAAACCAGAGATGGTGCAAAAGGGCGGTCGGGAGGCCATGCAGGAGCAGTCTAAGCAGGTCGCAGCGCGCAATAAAGAGGTTGCCGAGCAGATGGTTAAGGTTGGCCGGAAAAAGCGCATTAAGGCCATCTTGGACGGTTTGAAGGTCGGGGAATACAAGACTAAGAACGAATTGTCAAAAGAAATGGGCGGCAATAAAGATGCTAATTTAGAGCTAATCAACGAGATGGTCGAGGACGGTTTAATTGAGCAGTTTGCGCCTAGTTTGAAGCGGGACAAGAACCACAATAATGGTTATCGGATGACAAGTAACGGGGGGCAAGAATATGAAAATGCCAGCAAAGGGATTTAGGGAACCGCATGGAACCGCACCTGTTTTTGGGGCAAATTCATGCGGTTCCAGAACATGCGGTTCCGCCTAAAGGTAAAAACCTCTGGAACCGCATCTTTTTTGATGCAGTTCCAGAATATCCAGATGTCGCTGGAACCGCATGGAACCGCATGGAACCGCATGAACTATTTTAAAGGTAAAACATGACACCAACGCAACGCAGTCTTGCAGCTCTCCGAGAACTCGGTTACCTGGTCGAGGTCGTGGAAAAGTGGAACAGCTTTACGAGAACCCGTAAGGATCTATGGGGCTGGGCCGATCTGTTGGCCATCCGGCGCGGCGAGGTATTGGCAGTGCAGGTCACCGCCCAGGCTGTTGCTAACCGGGTTGCCAAGGTAGCGGCATCTGAAACGGTCGAGCGGGTGCGGGAAGCTGGCATTCGGATTGAGGTTCACGGATGGCGTAAAAATGCAAAAAGCCGGTATATTCAGCGAATTGTTGATTTATCCTGATTCCCTGATTTTTTCCCTAGAAGTTCCCTGGAAGTTCCCTGATTCCCTGATTTTGCGCTTGCGCGCAGAAAAAATGTGGACTAAGATAGTTTTGCGCGAGTCTCCTGGGCAGCGCAAATCCCGCGTGGCGGTGGCAAGAGCGATGCGGGCGCTCTCGAAACGACCACCGTCATTTGATGAGGTAATATGGCCGACTATCAGAAAAACGCGGCATTGTTTGTTTCTGTCCTGTTGCACTCAGGCACGAACGCCCATTTCATGCACTTGCAAACTAAAAGTTATAGCGAACACAAGGCGCTGGGGCGTTATTACGAGGCAGTAATTGATCTAGCCGACCGCTGGGCAGAAACGTATCAGGGTTGCTACTCGGTGATCGACAGTTACCCTAGCGACTTTCACATTGCAAAAGTGCCGCTTACTTACATTGAAAAGATCAAAGACTTTGTTGACGGGATTCGTAAAGTTTTGCCCGATGACTCGCAACTCCAAAACATCATTGACGAAGTGTGCGAGTTGATTGACACAACCATCTATCGGTTGCGGGAATTGAAGTAATGCCTAGCACCTCACCAGCTCAAGCCCGCATGA